CAAAAAACCAATATTTGCATTAAAACTTACAACTGTAGCTGTAGCTCCTGTGCTACTTGTAATTGTTTCGTCTGCTACAAAAGTGCCTGTTCTTTGTATGACAATTAATTTTGTTTTAAATTTTAATGTAGGTGGTGTGGGGCTATTTTCATGTTCTGCACCAGCATCAATAATTTTTAATTCTCGTATTTTAACTATATCAGAACCAAACGCTTTTAAAGTACCATTTAAACCTGTTACGGTCGAAATAGACACAGTTGGAAGTTTTGTATAACCTGAACCAAAATTATATAAAAATATATCTGTAATATCGGCTACACCTGTTCCTGATTCTTGTACTATTACATTTCCAGAATATGTATCACCTGATGTTGTTTGATCTTCTAAAATTATTCTATCGCCAGAATTATCTTCATTACTTATACCACCATTTACAATTTTAATAAAACCAGCTGCGCCTGCACCGTTAGTATTCGTATTATTAAAAACTAAATCATCACCTATTGTGTATCCTACACCTGCATTATCTATTATAATTTCTGAAAGAGATCCAGAAGAAATAGAATCTGTTTGTATTATAGCACCAAAACCGCCACCTGTTATTTGAACAGTGTCTTCGTTTTCATATAAAGAGCCTTGATTTGTAATATCGTAAGAAACAGGTATACCTGTAATTTCTGATTTAATAATAAAATCATCATCATCAGTTGCTGTGCCTCTTATTTCTTCACCTACTTGAAAAGTTCCTGATAAACTATCGTCATTTAAAGTTAATTCACTTATAAGATGGCCACCTATAATAAATTTAATTACATCTTCTATAATTGCTGTAGCATCAGAAGTTTGTCCTGTAATTGTTCTTCCTATTAAATTATTATTATCACCTTGTGTTTCTATACATCTTATAAGTTTTTTAGTTGTAAATTTACCATCAGATACTCTTAAAATTTGTTCTCTTGGTAAAATTGTTTCAGAATTTTCATTAAATAATAATCTAAAAAATATTTTATTACCCTCATATGTGCCTTTTGATTGGTATAAAGACTTAATATTTTTAATTAAATTTCTTTTATTTACATTTACATTTAAATTATCAGTTAGAGTCGTTATTAATTCTTTTCTAAATTGATATAAAAAATTTGATATAACTTTATCAGGGTCTCTAAAATTTAACAACTCTTGAATGTTGTTTACAGGATTAGGTCTGTAATTATTTACGACAGCGCTTGCGTTAGAAGATAATCCTAAAATAGTTTCACCCATGATAAATTTATCTTGTGATACTATAAATAATCTATTGTTATCTAAATCTTCTGTGAATATAGTTGATGTTGCTTTTGATGTTTGGCCTTGTATAGTTTCACCTCTCGTAAATTTACCAATAGTTGAACTTTCTAAAAGTATTTTATCTCCTTCATCTAAAGGAGTTATATCTGAATCTATACGAGAACCATTTAAAATTAATTTATTATCTTGATCTGTCTCTGTTTCTAATTGTATACCATCTGTTGTTTGTACAGAAGTCACTGATAATTCAGCAGCCTCCATAAATGTGTAATATGTTTTTAAAAATTGTAGAAATTTAGGATGATCATCAAGTACAAAATCAGGTACTTGTGAACCTATAAGACTTGAAATTTTATCTTTAAATGTAGCCATAATTATTAATAGCTATTATTTGTTGTGTAACCCACTCCTGCGTCAGCCGAACCACCTATAAAAGTATCTATTTGCACCGTAACGACAGAATTTTCAATATCTATTTCTATAATTTGATCTCTTACAGGCACAATGTCGTTTGAACTTGGTTTAACTGTCAATTCAATAGAATTAGAATCTTTACCTCTTATATCCTCTACATTTGTAATATTTAAAGATGTTAATGTAATTTGGCCTGTTGTATAATTAATTGTGCCTTGTGTATTATTTACATAAGTCCTTACACCGCCTACTAATCTATATCTTCTTACATTTTCTGCACCATCATCGTCTAAAAAAAATATATTTGTTGTATCACCACTGACTTTAAATCCTGAAGATTCTAAAACACCACCATTTACAGCATTAAAACCAGATACTGGATTAAATATAGCGTTTCTAAAATATATATCGTATCGTAATGAACTATTCAGTGTTGGCGTAAATGTCTTTCTTATTTTAATCGTTGTTATATTTGATACTATACTTGTATCTGTATCATCTATTAAACTTACTACTTTTGAATATCTAAAAACACCATCAAATTTTTGTAACGTATCAGCATTATAATTTGTTAAAGTTGTTAATATATTTGCTTCTAAAGTATCAACTGATTTGGTAGTTAATCTTGAATCATATTTAACCACACTTGTAATTAATACAGAAGTTGTTTCAGGATCTACTATTTCTGGCCTTACTGAAGCTACGTTATAAGGTTTTAAAGCTGTAATTATATTTTGTTTTGTAGAATTTGTAAGTGTTGAGCCGCTTGCCGCTTTGATTGCAATTTTTACTGTGCCATATACAGGCGTTTCATCATCTTCACCACCCCAAGCACTAACCGATTGTGCATTAGGATAAATTGATTTTACAAGAGTTTCATAATCAGAAGTTGTAACAGCACGATTTTGAGCCGAATAACTAAAAGGTGCATTAAAACGAATAGACTCTTTTGATTCAGCAGTTGTCCCTCCTTGTGAAACAGAATTTGTTGTAATAGATATATCTGAAAACCCACTTATTGTTGTTGCTATTGTGAATGTAGAAGCTCCGTTTGATTCATCCATATTTGTAACGATGTATTCTAATATAACAATATTACCATTTTGTAAAGCTGCACCTATAACACCATCACCAAAATAAACTTCAAATTTACCATCTTCTATTTCTTGTAAAAAATATACTTTTGAAATATCTGTTACTTTATTATAACCACCTGCTAAAGAATATATATTTGTTGTTGTATCATTAGAACTATTTTGAACTGAAACTTTTAATGTAGTAGTATCTGCAAATTCACTTTGTATAATAAATTTTTGATCAGGATCATTTGTATCTACCGTGTATCTAAACGTGGTTAAAGTGCCTTCGTAAACTTCTACATCAGAAAAAAGAAATACTCCGTTTGTTGGTGTGATTATATAATCTTCATTTGTTACGTATTGATAAGATACGCCATTTACGCTTGTTGTAAAAACTGTACCTTTATTTAAAGTTAAAGTTGAACCTGTTGCGTCGTTAACTTGAATATCTAAACTGGCAAACGGCGATCTTACAGAAGATGGTGTGTAGCCTAACATTTTTGCTAACGATACAATATTTTTTCTTATGTCAGCACTGTCTAAGTACATTTCATTTGCTAACATATTAGCATTAAAACCTAGATAGTGAGTATTGTAAGCAAGTATGTCTAAGAGTATGGCAAAACCTGAGCCTTCAAAATTATAATCTTGAAATTCTGATTGACTTTGTAAAAATGTTTTTAAATTGGCTTTAACTAAGTCAAAATCAAAATCTGCTACTTCTAATTTACTACTTGCCATTTTATCTTAGTCTTTCTAAAAATGATTGTACTTCTATTAATTCATTTGAACCTACAACATAAAAATATATTCTTAAATCATAAGCATTACTATCAATATTTGGATTAGCTACAATTTGAACTAATCTTATACGAGGTTCAAAATTTACCAAAACTTCCTGCACACGTCTTTGTAACATCAATGCAGTCATTGGTGTAATTGGTTCAAATAACATCGCTCTTATACCTGAACCTATTTCAGGATGAAAAGGCCTTTCAAAGTGTGATGTATTAACTAAATTTCTTACACTTCTTTTAACAGCTTCTATATCTGTTAATTTATTTACATCATTAGTAATCACATTACGACCAAAATCTAAATCTAAATCTTTATATTTAACTGTGGCTCTTTTACTTTTATTTAAAGAACCGGCATCGTAATTTGGCATATGATTATATTTATATTAATTTGCAGAAACATTTGAAGAACCTGTAATAGTATGACCACAAGAAGCAGCATCGCCCTCTCTACAAACTCCTATACTATTTACAAATACGTTATCTGAGCCCTCTGACATCACAGGCGAAGAGTGTGGTGATACTCCATGACCTTGAATTGAATCTCCTATTCTTACGGCGCTAA